TCAATCCGCGGCGCCACACCCTGCCACACCTTCGGCCCCTTCATCACTCACGAGCAGCTTCGTGCCGATGCCATCCCAGTTGATCCTGGCTACCGTCTGGCGCGACAGCCTCGCCCGTTCGGCGTTGCGTGTGTAGATCTTCGACGTTTTCGCATCGCGCCAGCCGAACATTGCTTCCATCATGCTATCCGTCGCCTCATTGTGAGCAACGTCTGTGGCCAGCCCCTTGCGCACTGAGTGCGATGTCAGGTGCGGCATCCCGGCTTGGCGCCACCAATCCGACACTCGATTGCCGAGCCCCTTAATGGAGAACGGCTTTCCATATTCCGTGACGAGGTAGGTGAGGGCGGTTACCGGGTGACGCGCGAGGACGCCTTCGAGGATCGGGTGGATCGGAACCACGAGATCGGTCGGTGTCCGGTTGCGGTTTTTGAAGAGCCGGAGCCGAAATTCGTCGCCGCGGCGATGCTGCGGGCCAAGTACCGATAGGTCGGAAACACGAAGCCCAGTGTACATGCCGATTGAGAGATAGAGGACGGCCCTCGAATCCACGCCGTGATGAGCGATGAAGCGCTCAAGGTCGGACGGCGTGGCGGTTTCGTGGCCGTCGGAATGGACGCCGAAAGGTTCAACCGCGCGCGCGACGTTGCTCGTGATCGGTTTCCCTTCGCGCTTGGTGTCAAACACCTGGCGCAGCACCTTGAGCCGTTCGTCGGCGGCGAATGGGACTTCTTTCTTCCGATCTCGAAGCACCTCGACATGTGCGATGTTCATTTTCGACAAAGGGATGTCAGCGAAAAGCCGATGATCCTGGGTGCTTAAAGCTTCCGCCCACATCGATTCCATGATGCTGCGCCTGCTGGCCTGAGTGGTTTTGTCGAGGCTGGTGAATGCGTGCGACCGCATGTACTCCATGCAGAGCCAGCGAAATGTATTGGGCTTCACCATCGCTGAAATGGCTTTCGGCTCGACTTTTCGCTCAAGGAGCGCCTGAGCCGAGTTTCTGGCCTTCCAGTAGGCAGCGATGAATTCTTCGGAGTTGATATCGTCCGGGAGCCGGCAAATCCGCTTCCCGTCAATGCGCAGATAGTAGCGCACCGTCTTGTGACGGCTTTTGTTGGTCTCGACGTATGGCAGATCGATGTTGGCCACGCCTGTCACGCAGACGCCCGCCAGTCATCCCCGTCGTCAGCGCCTTCCCTATGATTGAGTAGCCCGTCGTCCGGCCAATCAGCCATCGCTGCGACGATGTCGGACACGAGCCATACCTTACGAGTATGCCATCGTCTCGGCCTCGGAAGGAAGCCCTCCTGGACCATCTGGTCGACTGTGCCGACGCTGACGCCGATAGCAACCGCGACCTCTGCACGGTTGAGCCCGAGGCGAGGGACCGGACGGGTGAAGTCGATTTGGTTCACTCTCTCGGCTCCTTCTCCTGCGCAGCGCGGCCGGCGTCTATCTCCGCCAAAACACTCAACGCCTTTTCGTACCGAGTCGTGAGGTGGGGCGCGCCCGGGCGAAGGTTGTCTCGAAGGTCGGCAATCTTGACCTGGCGGGCAATAGGATTTCGGCCGACACGCACGATGAAATCCTCATAGGTCTCGCCCGGCCGGCGCGTGAGAGCATCTACGGCGTTCACGATGCCCTGCGGGAAATGTGCGTCCAGATCGCTCAGGGTGAGCGCGGTGTCCTCGACCACGTCATGCAACACAGCAATCGTCTGCAATGTTGCATCCGAGAACGTTGAAGCTACCCTGAGCGGATGGAAGATGTAGGGCGCGCCTGCCTTGTCGGTCTGACCGTCGTGTGCAAGCGCCGCCATCGTGATTGCTTCACGCAGCATTGTCATGCTCGGTCCTTTTCGGATGTCGGGAGGGAGGCCGCAGCGCATGCCTGCGTGCAAAATCTAGCTATTGCAACTCTTTGGTGATCGTGGCACGATTTTCCACGCGCACCTTGGAGGGCTTGAGATGCGTAAACATCAAGAGCAGATTCGGTTTGCGCTGGTCGTCGTCCGCGAACTTGCGGCCCGAGACGGTAGGTCCCTTCTCGTACGCCTCGCTGAGGAGGCATTGTTAGAGAACGAGGTCGGCGACACCAGTTCAATGGCGCAGCGACAGGCTGATAGCGACCGCATGCATTGAGGTGCGCCGGAGATCCTTGGATTTTACCCATCAGACCGAACCCTCCGCTTCGCTGGCGGCCCGGCCAGTATCATTCTCCAACAAGGCTTTGATCTCATCAGCCGCCGCCTTCGCCTCGGAGATGCCGAGATGCATTGCATTCGCGTTGTCGGAATCCTCAAGCGACAGTGCTGCTAGCGCCAGCAGGCGCAGACGGTCGCGAAGGCGGTTGATGTGGTCGATCAGATCCGTACGGTTAACCATGGTTGTCTCCTGTTCCTAGGGTGGCCTTGGCGAGCCTGCGACGACGGGCGCGTTTGCTCTCGCGCGTCGTATCGATCACGGGGCTGTGGTCATTCAGGGAGATCGGGCGCAGCGTAGCCTTCTGCCGCCTTTCGGTGCGGACATGCGCGTCACAAAATGAGGAAATAATTGAAGCGGCAAGCATCGCTGCCTCCAATCCGTAAACGTCACGCATGGTCACCACCCTTCGAGTTGAGGCATGCTCCTTTGATGGCGTCCCGCTTCGCTTCGGCCATGGTATCGACGCCTTGCGGTGACCAGCCGTCGTAGAGGTAGCCACCATCCTTCCAGCGAACTCGGATATAGAATTTGCGCTCTGGGGCGCCTGGGCAGGGATCGCGCTCGATCTCAATGGTTGCGCCCTTGTGGGTGCCGTGGAAGTATCCACGCCGTTGCTCAATCACGCGCATGGTCGCCCCCGCTCGTGGATCTGGTGGAGAGGCCGACAAAGCTGCTGAGGGGCTGAATAGCCTCAGCGTTCGCGAAATCGCGTTCGTCGGCAATGCGAATTTTCACGATCCTGCCGTCGTCGAACTCGCTGCGGCTGATCAGTCGGCAGGCACCATCTAGGAATGCCTCCTTGGCATCGGCGGCGCTCTTTTCGCCCTCGACAAGCCATTCCTCGACGATGACCGATTTCCAGACGATGACATGCATCTTGTCAGCCATGGTCGCCCCCGATCGTGTTTGGGGTGTAAACTTCACACGCCTGCGCAAAAAGTCGCTTGACGGTTGAGGTGAAATGTCCTAGATTTAGGACATGAACGGAAGGGAACTGTCCCGCCGATCTGGGCAAGGAGGCCCGAATGTCATGGCTCACATCATCTCTGCTCAGGAATACCGCAACGAAGAAACCGTAGCTGAAAAGCTGGCGGTTGCTGACTTCACGGTTTTCCTCTCGCCCGTTTTCGAGATCGACGGCGAAGAGTATCAGGTCGTTCTCGACGGCCACCACTCTTATGAGGCCGCCGTCCAGGCTGGCGTCGAGCCGGAATTTGAAGTCCAGTCTGTCCGCGACAACGACACGATTGCGCTGCTTGAGCAGGGCCGCGTTGAAGATTTTCTCGAGCTGCACCTCATCGATGGCGAATATCGCCACATCGCAACCGGAAAGGCTGTCTGGTAATGAGTGACCTTCTGAAGCGTACCGGCGAGGCCCTTTATGGGTCTCAGTGGCAATCGGCCATTGCCCGTGATCTTGACGTCTCGGATCGACATGTCCGCCGCATGGCGGCTGGTGAGCAGCCGCTGAAGCCCGGCATGGCGCTCGATCTCTGGCGCATAACGCTGGAGAGGACAGCCGTGCTGGAAGACCTTGTGGAAGAGCTGAAGCGAGCATCGACACCCTGATGCCGCACAAGGATCGTGAGCAACGGCTTGCATACTTGCGGGCGTGGAAACTCAAGAACCGGCCATCGCCCGAACCTGAAGCCCAGACCGACGCCTCTCTTCCTCCGAGGGGCGTCGTTGTTTTTTCTGCGGACGGAACGCAGGTGCAATGCCATTCCTGCGGCGAATGGCTTGGGAGCCTGAACATGCATTTCCGTGTGCACGGGCTAGATGCTCGGTCGTACAAGGAGCTGTACGACCTGCCGCGCACACGGTCACTCTGGCCGCCGGCACTGAAGGACAAGCAGCGCGAGGCGGCACTGGATCGCAACCAGGGCGCAGTAGGTCGAGCAAACATCGCCCCGACGACCGGCCGTCCTGCCGGGCAGGACGCACGATTGGGCGTCCGACTGGAGGCGAGCGCCGCACGCAAGGGCGTCAACACACGAGCCGGCGAGAAGACCAAACCGAAATCATAGGTAGCCTCAGCCATGGTCGCCCCCGATCGTGCTTGTGGGGGTGGAAAGAGCACGGATCGCGGCGGCTATTGGCGACTGCTTGCCGGCGTAATCGCCAGCTACCAGCGCGGCCCGCTCTATCGCACTTGTGCGCTCGGCGTAGATCGCCTTCGCGAAGACGGCAGCAAAAGCGTCGAAGCTGTAGCTGCCGCCCATGGCATCGGCGAGCACCTCGCGGGCCGACTTCATGATGTCGTCGGGGATCGCGTCACTCATCGGCCTGACCTTTCGTTCCTGTGGTGACGCTGCCGGCGCGATAGGCAGCGAGACATGCTCGCGCCTCGCGGCTGGTCGATGTCGGATGCCCCTGCAGTTGCTCATAGAGATCGGTTATGAGCTTAAGGCACCTGACGAGATCCGGTATCGACCCGACTGTTGGTAGATTGCTGATACGGGTCTCAACCATGGTCGGCGTCCTTAGTTGCTCTGGTGGTCGACCGCACCCAAGGCGCGGCTTCGCCGGTCAGCGCGTAGATTTTTGCCGCGCGCTGCTCCATTTCGACCTTGTGCTCATAATCATGGTCGCCTGCGACGAACCCACCTCCGGCGATCATGTATATGTGATCCGCGTATCTGCGCGCGGTGGCCACAGGAATGCGGATGTCGCCGCCGCACCACATGCACGCGGCAACGTTAACCCCGAATTTTCCGGTTCCCTCGCAGGACGGGCAGACGATCTTGGTGATGCGACCGACCGGCACGGCCGGGCCCTGCAAAAGCCCAAGCTCTTTCGCGCGGAAGAATGCCGCGACCAGCGGAACACCCAGATATGATGCTGCACCGCGGACCTTCGTTTGCTTATCAGCCGGGAGAGCGTCGAATTCCTTTTCCCACGAGCGTCGGTCAGCCATGGTCGCCCCCGGATGTAGATGTGGCGGAGCCGCCCGCCTCTGCACTGTCTGCGATACGGGTGGTGGGAGGATGGGCGTAGAGGGGCGTTTCGGTCCATTCGGAATGAGTTTCCGCCCAGTTTCGCTTTTTCACCATGAGGACAGGGGATTTGGTCTTGAATTGATACATCCACGCCACCGGCTCAGGCTCTACCGCCGCCACCCCGACAATCGCCGACCTGATACGGGTCTCGTAATCCTGCTGGGCGGCGGATTTGGCGGCTTCAATGCTGCCGTGGCAATAGGATGTGTCGGGCCATGTGATGGACCCGGAGTACAGAACTGCGAACTTTCCGTCAGCCGTGGTGCTGCCTTGCACTGTGTAATGTGTGTCGAACGCTGTCTTAGCGATCTGGCTTCCGAGAAAGGTTTCCCATACCAGAGGTTTCGCATCGGGTTTCACTGGGCGGGCCGCTTCAAGGGCGACCCTCACGGTGTTTATGGCATGAGAAAAATCGTACTCGCGAGACACCCCAGGCAGGGCGCTAGCAATCGTCATCGCCGTCAATGACGAAAATAGCGCGCCCCTAACCTCCACCCCCTGCCGCGTCTGTTCGATAGAGAGAGCTGCGGAGATGAAAGGCATAAGTGCTTCGGCAAGTGCGCCGGCGCCGAGCGAATGGTTGCCGTCCACTCGGCGGATTTCTTGAGCCAAACTATCAATCGTGAGCATCGGAGCCTCCATTGAGGAGAGTGCGGGCGCGGCGGTCTGCGAAGTAGGCGCGGATGTAGTCATCTCCAGTGGCGAGGCCGAGATTGACGGTCATGTCTCCGTTGTCGTTGAAAACGCTGTCGGCGAATGCACTAATCGCGTCGGAGGCTTCAGCCAGCGCCTCACGCAGTTCCGCAATCTCCCGCTCCATCGCCTCCGCCTTACGGGCCTCTGCGAGGATGGAACGCATGCGCTCAGGAGAGCAGGCCGAGATGTAGGCGGCGTTGGCCGCACTGGTCGGCCCGCATCCCGTCGTGGCCGGGCATTTCCCATCAGCATTCAGAAGGTAAACCACCTCGACGAACGGATCAGAGTTCTCAACCTGATAGGCCATTTCAGCAATTGCGTCGGCCTTGTTCGGCGTTTGCTCTTCCCAGACATCCCAAACTCCAGGCGTTGCCTTCTCCAATGCTTTCTCGATAGCCTCGATAGCGGATATGTTGTCGGAGGGGGTCATGCGTCATCGCCTTTCCGGACGACAAACGGGATCATCGGCGTCCAATGCGTCGGGACGATCTCATCGTCAGCCTGGTCACTCCACCAGCAAGACACCTCGTCATCGTTGATCGCGTAGCGATAGCCGCCGACATGGACCTCTTCGAGCACGTCATTTCGGACGATGCCAAGCAGTATGCGGTCTGCATCCTTGTCGGCCGTGGCAATCGGAGCCCACGCCGGCCCGCCGCCTTCTATCTTCTTGGTGTCGGTCATCTCGTTTCCTCGCGATAGAAGGTGCACGGCCGGTAGACGACGGCCTTCTTCGGCTTGTCGGATTTGGGGAAGGGGGCTGATTTCAGCTTGCCGGCGGGGCGGGCGCTGCCATTGTGCCGCATGCGGATCTTGGCAATTCTCGCCTTCTCGGCAACGTCCCGCGCCGTCTTCTCCTTGTGGCATTTGACGTGGGCCGGGCGAAGATTGTTTTCCCGGTTCTCGCCGCCGTTGATGAGCGCCTTGACGTGGTCAAGGTCCCAGCGCTGGCCTACCTGGATGGGCTGTCCGCAAAGATGGCAGCGGTTGTCCCGCTCGATGATGCGGTCGCGTACCTTCTTCGGGGCGCGGTGGTCGTCGGTATTTCCGATCCACTCTGATACGGTGCGGGCCATCACGCAGCCCTCCCGTCATTCGCGCCGTCGTGAAACCCACCACGGATGGTCTCGGTCAGGTGGACACCTTTCGCATCGCAGAAGGCAATCGCGTAGGTGATGAGGCTCGCAGCGCGCTTCACCGACATTCGGGCGGTGGATTCGCGGATGTTGACGAACTCACCCTCAAGGCCAGGAACGAACTCGACTTCGCCTTCCGTAGCCTTGGTGTGGCCGGAGACAAGCAGTGTTTTCCATTCCTCGGCGCTGCGACGTTTGCCGGCCCAGGTCATTTGCGACCGGGCGAGGTCAGTGCATATGGCGTGGAACTTGGCATTCTGATCGAGGCTGCGCGTTGCCGGCCCGACCGTGATCGCGCTGCCGGCGGCAGCGCGGATAACCGCGTCAACGGCATTCCGGCGAACGTTTTCGTTGATGAGGATGAAGCGCTGCTTTCCCATCTCAGCCTGCCATCAGCACATGGTTGCCGGCAATCTTCGCCTCCAAGGCCTTCTTGACCTCCAGAGCATCGCCGGGATTGCGAGCCCAGAACTCCCGCAGCGGTTCGCGGTTGGCATCGCGCCATTTCGCTACCTTTTCCGGCGCCTCTTGGCGGATGAACTCCATGGCGCGGTCGGCGAACGTTCCAAGCGGGACATTCTCCAGGGTCCAGTTGTCGCCCCATGTGACAGTTATGGAATTCTGGGCGCCTACGGCCTTGAGGCGATGGTCTTCCTGCTCACGCTCAACGATTTCTGTTGCGGTGAGGTCGAGGACCTTTGCCCGGTCCATCTCAGCTTCTTCGTATGCGCCGGTGAATTCTTCCGGCCATCCGGCGCGCAGCGCCTGCATCTGTGCACACTTCTCGATCATGAGGCGCGGCATTCGGCACCAATTGCCGGAGTCGTCGAGGACTTCCGTCTCTTCGCCGATCGGAACCTTCTTCTTTTTGGGCTTGCCACTGTCCGGCCAGGTCTCGCCGGTGTCTTCCCACCTGTAGCCGCCAGCCGCCTTGCGCTTAATCGGCGCGAATTCGTCCCAGTAGGCTTGGCCGACAACTTCGAACCATTCGCCGGTCTTCGGATCTCGCTTCCACAGGAAGACAGTTGCCGAGACGAGACCGAGCGGGTTTGTCGGGGACATTTGGTCTTTATCGACCTCATATACGGTAGGCTTGCTGGCCGGTCGATAGTCGCCGCAGCGCTGCGCGATCACGCGCTGGCCGTCGCGGGTGATGATGATCGTCATCTTCCGCTTTGCGGCATCGTCCTTGGAAAAGACCATGGGGATGATCTGACAGAGGAAGGGATCCAGCCCTTTGGCACGGGCAACTTCCATGAAGAGGTTGAACTCATCATTGTTGCAATCCTTCGCGACGGTCGTCTTCACGAGCGAAATTTGCTTCGGAGACAGGTCAAATTTCGTGAGAGCGTTCATAGTCACTTCCTCCGGACGGAAAGGCTGAAACTGCCGTTGTCGAGGCCTGCGCCTGGAACGGACCGCTTGTCGTTGAGGGCACGAAGGAGGGCCTTCTTGTCGAGCTTCGGCGCCGGGCGCTCCTGCTCGACCCAGAACTCGCCGGGGATGTCAGCCTCGTTGGTGACAAGGAGCCCGGCCGCACGCTTGGTCAGCGTGACAGTGCCCGTCGTCAGTCGGAATGAGGTCTGCTCGGTGGCAAGCATGGCCTGCTCGATCATGGCGCGGATGCGCTCGATGCGCTTTTCGGCGGCGGCGCGACGGGTGGCGAACTCTGCTTCCTTGGTCTTGAGCCCAGCCACGATGACATCGCACTCGTCGATCTCGGCGAGAGCGGCCTCGATTGCCTCATGCAGGCCGGTTTCGCCTTCAATAGTGTCGGCGACCAATTCGACGTCGCCGTCGTCTCCGCTGGCGCGCAGATCGGCCAGAAGTCGCTTGGCGTACTCAGTGTTGCGGGCGATGGAATGCTCGGCGTTGGACACGGCGCGCTCCTATACGTTGATCGGGCCGACTAGCGCGGCAAACCGGAAGATGATGAGAAGGATGATCGCGGTGAGCGAGACGATGCCGACGAAGGCAAACGCGGTGTCGCGCGCCGTCTCCGGGTATCCGTCCAGCGGGCCGGGGTGGTTCGTCCCGCGATAGGTTCCAAGATCAATCGGGGCCTGAACCTTGCAGGGGACGTTGGACGCGATGCAGGAGCATTCGCCAGCCGGGTTGAGGTCGCAGCGGCTCATGCCATCCACCCATGCGGGCCGAGATTGCGCGGCATGTCGCGCGGGTCGGGGCGTCCTTGAGCAACAAAGCAGCCATCGCCGAAGCCGGCGGCGCGAAGCGTCTGGAGCACGTCACAGACGGCTTTGTTGTAGCCACGGTCTTCGGCGCAGTTGTTCGCGCCGCCGAGGGATTCGATCTCGCGATACAGTTCGTGGAGCTCGACGCGACGGGCGTTCATGCTGCGACCCTCCCGGCATTGCGGAACTCGGCTTCAAGAGCGACGAGGGCGTGAAGCATCTGTTCATGAAGGCCGACCGACCAGCCGGCCGGCGGCTTCCGGGCCATCACGAAGCGCTGTGCGTTCTCCTGCTGACGGCGGATGTTTTCAGCGACGTAGGCGGCGCGCTTGGACGCCGGGCGGAGCATGGCGCCGTCGCGAATGCGCTGGATCGCCGTGGCAATGCGGTCTGCTTCGGTCTGCATGGGTGGGGTCCTCGTCTTTCCCGGTGGTCGGGAGGTGATGAGGAGAAATTACCGAAATGGTAAGTCGCCGTCAATAAGGAAATTGCCGATTTGGTAATTTTATTGAGCTGCGGCCGAAACCGGCCAGAATCGCGCCCACGAAAAAGCCCGCCGGTGAGGGCGGGCTGGGGTAGGCGTAGCCGGGGTGTCTTTAGGCGGCCAAGCGATACTCGGAGATCTCAGCCTTTGCTGCAAACACGGCATCTACCGAGGAAGATAGTATCCTCCGGAGCGCCGCGTCTGTTTTGTCGTAATCAGCCAGGACAATAGCCGTTCTCGGCCGCTCAAACATCGCCGAAATATCACCCATCTTCATATGCGCAGATGCAACCGAGGTATGGGCCGGCGTCACAAACTCGAAAACGGCATTGACGCGGTGATCTTCAATGATAGCAGCCCCAACATCCCATGTTTTTGAGGTGCCGCGAACGGTCGCATCGAAGACCGCAAGACTTCCGAAAGCTTCTGTAATGCGATTGACGAACAGTTCGCGAGAAACCTTGACCTTCTGCCTGTCAAGCGCGGCAAGCGTGCGATCAACCGAGACTGACGATGCATTTGCGATCATAGCGACCGCCGCCGGCAGTTGGTGTCGCTTCACCTTGAGGATGAAGAACGATCGCTGATCGTACTCAACCGAGAATCGCTTAGCCACCTCGCTAGCCACCCTGGCGAACACATGGCTTGCTCCAAACATTTCGGCGCTGAGGCTGGCTTGCCCATCATCGGACACAAAAAAATTGCCGTCGTCTTGGTCTAGCCTGACCACGACGCCTGTTCCGTTTGGGTAGGTCACCGCTGTTGTAATGAAGGCTGTCCGCCCTTCTACCATCGCATGCGAAAGGGACCGCGCGACTTCATCGGCGATCTCTTGAAGGTTCTCGTTGGTTAAACCAATTGAGGCGACCATGGCGGCGGCGGAACATCCTTGATGCTTGGGCACTTCCAAACGTGCCCGCAAAATTGAAGGTACTCTGCGAATGTGGTAACATTCTGCGGTAAAGGAAGTGCTACTCCTGGCCGATACTGGGTAAATACGGCTACGTCGAGCCCCCTGTTAAGGGTGTAAGGATGCCATCGATCCAGATAGGTCGCAAGGCTGTGTTCATCGCCATCTAGCTTGGGGTTATAGTGGGGTTTCAATGGCCTCCATTCAACCGGATTGAGGCGAACGGTTTTGTTGGCGGTAGCCGCCGACGTGACCTCAAGTTGGCCGTAGACGTTGCGCTCCCATGCGGTGAGCGGAGTATTCATCCGAACCGAAGCGCCGCCGCCGAGCCTACTGTTCAAGCGGACCGAGGCACTCCAATGTAGCGTTCCGCTTGGCCGGTGGAACTGCTTTTCCCATTTCGGAATTGAATCCAGTTCCTTTTCCGCATCGTTGACCATGTCCAAGTGCTCGAAAAAGCGCTCCACTTGCTCCGGCGTCAATGCGTCGTCCCCTTACGCCTGGCGATGTATTCAGCATTCAACAGATCGACGAGGTCGTCGGCGCTCTCAATATCCAAGCCATCCTGCGGCACGCCATTCACCTCTGCCGTCAGCCCCGTGAAGATGTCGTAGACCGCCCACCATCCAGTGCCGTCTTCGCGCATAGCATAGCGGTTGTTCGATTTCGGCTTTTGGGCCATTGCCACCCCCTCAGATGCCAGTTTCACGATAGCGAGATTCCGCCGGAGCACAAGAAAAAGCGACTCCCAATGCGTGCAATCGCAACATCTGGTAGCCGTTAACGAGTATGACTATTTTCCTAATTTTGTTCTTGTTACGTTCACGTTTTCGAGTCATGCTTGTTCCAGTTCACAAAGCCCAAGGAGCATGAACATGGCAGAGTTTTTCGTGGTTCAATCCTTCAGCCCGGCCAAGCGTGGCATGAAGCCCGATATCGCCGTCCAGGCAAATAGCGTTATGCACGCGCGCCGGATGGCCGAGCGCCTGGCGCAGACCAAGCCGATGGTATTCGCGACCATGATGGAGGGAGATCCGGAGAGCGGCGATTTCGGAGAGCCGAAGTTGATCTTTTTCCATGGAGCGGAGAAGCCCGAGGAAGTCAGCAACATGCAGCCGATCTAGGAGGACCGCACGTTATCATGGCGATCATCCACCAGATCAGGCGCAAATACGACACCAAGGCGGAGGAGATCGTCGCTGAACTCCTATATGGCCCTGGTGTCGGGACTGAGCAGGAGATGCAAACGGTCATTAAGCGGAAGGCGGCAGAAATCTCGATCGCCATGGCGATTCTACATGGCGGAGAATGGCGAGTGCAGATCGACCATGAGGAGCCGTTCGTCCATATCACTCGGCGTCTGAAACGTAACCGTCAATCAACCGCCACACGTGGCTGACAGCTTCGTCAGGAAGGCCCTCTATTCGCCTGAGGAGGGCTTTCACCTCTGCTTCGCCGGAGACTTTACCGTTTCGACCAGGCGGCTGAAACAGTTCCCAGATGGGAACATCAAGCGCGCGAGCGAATGCGTGCAACCAGTCGAGATCTAAACCGCGCTGCCCGCTCAGAAGCCGCGACACGTTAACGTCGCTCGTGCCGATAGCTTCGGCTACATCTTTATTCTTGAGCCCGCGCGCCTCCATCAACTCTCTGATAAAGATGCCTTTTGGCTCCGATGCCGTCTTCGTGTTTGCCATGTTGGCAATCTACTTTTCGGGGATTTGGCAACGAATAGCCAAAATGGTAATTTTCCTCGTTGACTGAAATTGCCAATATGGTAATTTCGCGTCATGGAAAAGATCAGGACATGGCGCAAGGCGCGCAAACTCAGCATCGAAGAAGCCGGTGATCTTGTCGGCGTGAGCGGCGTGCAATGGTCTCGATACGAGACTGGTAAGCGCCGGATCCCGGCTGAAAACCTGCAGGCCGTTTCCGAGGCCACGGGCATTCCCCCTCATGAGCTTCGCCCCGATCTCGCTGGGCTTGTTGCGCAGCCTGGAGCCGCCGCATGAGCGCCGATACCGTAGCAGCCGATCAGGTCCGCTCCGCTTTCCAGCGCTGCAAGAAGCTCGACGAGAAGGTTTAGCCGATGCGCGATTTCGACAGCCCTGCTGAATTCGCCGAGCGGATGAGCAACCACGACGACGACGTTCGTAGCCTTGTTGGTCGCCTTGTCGCGATTGAAGAACGCATCGACGACCAAAACAAGCTCAAGAGTCTCGTATTTGCTGAGGCGCGAGTAGCAGACGTCGATATTGCAGCCTTGAAAGCGGTCGTCCGTATCAACCGCTCTCTCGCCTACAGCAACGCCACTGATCTCGAAGGCCTCACCGAGCAGGTGAAGCGATACCTCGATCTCGTCAACACGAAGCCGGGAGCCTAATCCATGTCCGACGCACACGCAGTAGCCCGTGACCAGCTTCGCGCCTTCATTGAGCGTATTGAGCGCCTCGAGGAGGAAAAGAAGACCATCGCCGACGACATCAAGGATGTCTACGGCGAGGCAAAGGGCGTTGGTTTCATCCCGGCGATCATTCGCGAGATTATCAAGCTGCGGAAGCAGGACAAGGACGAGCGCGCCGAGCGCGAAGCTCTTTTGGATACTTACATGGCCGCTCTGGGGATGATTTCCGATCCGGCCGACGATGACGACCCGCGTCAGGCGGCTCCAGTTCAGCGCCAACCGGCAATGGCGCTGCGCGCCGACGGTGGCCTCCGCATCCTCACCAAGCACGAAGACATCAGAACAGCGCCGGTAACGGCGGAAGAAATACGCCGGCCCGCAGCCTTGGCGGTTTCCGGTGGCGAACCGAGCATACCAAGTCCCGATGCTGGCGGCGAAAAAATGGATGGTTGCAGCCATCCAGGCCGGTCCGACGAAACGTCGGCATTCTGCAACGCCAAATCGGGGCAAGCCACCAATTCCAATTACGAATCGGACGATGGCGCAATCGCTGAAGTGAAGGGCAGAGCCCGACTTGCGAACGCCGATCGCGTTGAACCGCCGTCGTCCGACCGCCCGGCCGATCAACCTCTCACAGGAGGCGATCATGAAGAAGTAGCTGATAGCCGCGCCGCAAAGGGGGAGGGCGATGCATCTGCTGCTCTCCCCGCAGCCGGCGTCGTTTTGGAATACGTGCCGCCCACCGGCATGAAGCGGCTGCCGTTCGCGCACTGCTTCCCTGAGCTGTCGAAGGCGGAATACGAGCGTCTGGAACAGGACATCGCCGCCAATCGCGTGCGTGAGCCAATCATCCGTCAGGGCGACGTGATCGTTGACGGCTGGGCTCGATACAACATCAGCCGTGCTTACGGCATGAGCTACCCGGTTCTTGAACTCCATCCCAGCCGTGACGTGCTCCTCAGCATAATCAAGTGGCAGCGCGCCGCCCGCAACTTCACCCCGGCACAGGAACGGAAAATCGCCGCCGAGCTGGCGAAGGAATTCCCGAGCCGTGCCGACGACATCATGGCTGCTTTCGGGCTGGCCGAAGCTCTGGAGGCCGCCGAATGAGAAGCTCGCTCGTAAAGCGCCGCATACGGTCTTGCCCGATCTGCGCCCATCCGGGGTTCGCCAAGATTGGCACAGACTTCTATGGCCGTCCCGAGTTTGAGTGCAACGCGTGCCGGCATGTGTGGTCTGCGGATCATGGGCCAACGCGCGGGACCTCGCTGGATCGCGTGAAGAAGAAAGATTGTGACGACGAGGTGCCGGCATGAACTCCCAAGCCAGCATCGAACATCACCACGACACCCAGATGAGCAGGGCCGAGGTCGCCGCAACGGATTTCGTGCTCGGCCTTCCCCAGACATCACGAGAGATCGACCGCGCCGTTGAGCTGCTGGTCGACCGTGAGCCTGTCCGTTCCATTCACCCCCGTCCGAAAAGGGAAGCAGCATGACTTGGATTGTCTGGAGCATCGTCGGCTTTGTCATTCTCTGCGGGCTTGTCGCTCTTACTGTCGCGCTCGGCGGCGAGGATGACGACTTCCTCGAAAACGACTGGTGGCGCGATCAGTGACGCCACACGAAATCGGTTAGCGTTGATCCTCCTCCTCCCAAGCAGCTGACCGATCGTCGGAGCGCGCGGCGAAGTCCCCCTCAGTCGCGCGCTCCACTCGAATTCTCGGAAACTTTCCTTGCAGCCGCATCACGACGGCTCGGATCGGTACCGACAACGGAACGAACGAGGACGCCGAAGCCGAGGAATCCCCGGCGCCCTCAGTATCCCGGCCTTTGGCTGCGGCGGCCACCGGGAATGGAATTAGACGGTTCGACCCAGGCGGGCCGGACGAGATGGCTTCACAAGAGCCGGCAAGCTCACCGGAGCCATCTCGTTTCTCAGTAGTGATCCTGTCCATGACAGTTCTCCTTCGACAAGAGAACAATCGCACGGGAGCACGACAAGGTGTCGGGATTTGACCACAAGAATTTGGGGCGACGCCCCAAGCGAAAGGTAAGCAGGAACAAGGGAATGAGCCCGAGCATAGCAGCCAGAGATTTGATGAGAGACGCTTGGCCGATCCATCGTTACGGCAAGCTCGACAACATTTTCTATCACGCTGTGCGGTTCATTTCGCCGTGCGTCACCAAAGACTTCACGCAGCGCCGCGCCCGCTCGATCTGGGAAGGCAATGCGCGCCGCATCGATAGCGAAGAAATGGACGCCTTGAGGGCGGCCCTCGTCGAGGAGGCTCACCGTGAGCAACGAGAACTTACCGCCCGTCTGGCTTCGCTGGATGAAAAGATTGCCGCTTTTGAGGCGGCTGCGCATCGCGAAGCGCTGGCGCGACCGTTCTCGGAAATGGGCCGATAGGGCCGACTGGATCGTGGGGGATTGAGCATGCTGCAGAACAATGCACCGTTGATCGTTGACAGCTTTGCCGGCGGCGGCGGCGCGTCCACCGGTATCGAGATGGCGCTCGGCCGCTCGCCCGACATCGCGATCAACCACAATGCCGATGCTCTCGCCCTGCATGCTGCGAACCACCCCGAGACGCTGCACCTGTCGGAGAACATCTTCAAGGTTGACCCACTGGATTACGTCGCCGGCAAGCACGTCGGCCTGGCCTGGTTCTCACCCGATTGCAAACACTTCTCGAAAGCCAAGGGCGGCAAGCCGGTGGAGCGCAACATCCGCGATCTGGCATGGGTAATCGTGCTCTGGGCGGAACGCGCTAAGCCCGACGTCATCATCATGGAGAATGTCGAGGAGTGGAAGGAATGGGGGCCGCTCATCGAGACCGATCGCGGCCTGATGCCGTGCCCCGACAGTCGGGGGCAGACCTTCCAGAAGTGGTGCAAGGCCATGAAGCGGGCAGGGTACAAGCTCCAGCACCGTGAGCTTCGCGCCTGCGACTACGGCGCACCGACTATTCGCAAGCGTCTCTTCGTCATCGCCCGCCGCGACGGCCAGCCGATTGTCTGGCCTGAGCCGACGCACGGCTCTCCGACGGATCGCGAGGTCATTGCCGGCCGCAAGCAGCCGTGGCGCACCGCAGCCGAGATCATTGACTGGTCTCTCCCATGCCCGTCGATCTTCGACACGTCAGATGAGATCATGGACAAGTTTGGCCTGCGCGCGATCCGTCCGCTGGCCGACGCCACCATGGCCCGCGTAGCGCGCGGCACGAAACGATACGTGCTCGACGCTGCGCGGCCGTTCCTCGTGAACCTGACCCATGGCGTTCGCACTGAGGATCTGGACCGGCCGTTCAACACCATCACCGGAGCACACCGAGGCGAAAAGGCAGTCGTCTCGCCCTCGCTGACGCGCTTCAATACCGGCGCGACCGGTAGCGCGATGGATGAGCCCGTATCGACCATCACGGCCAACAGCTACATCAAGAAGCCGGGCGGCGCCGCCCCGCTCGGGATGATCGCGCCTTCGCTCATGAGCATGAAGGGCAAGACCCGCCGCGATCGGCCCGTCACGGATCCGCATCCGGTCGTTCTCGCCAAAGGCGAACACTCGGCCGTCGTCGCACCTCATCTCATGACGATGCGAAACTCGGGCAAGCCGTTCAACGGCGCTGACGAACCCGCCCATACGATCACTGCCGGCGGCGCGGGCCTATCGCTAGTCGCGCCGGTCCTGACCTACGCGCAGCAGGGCGGCGCGAACCGGTCGGTCGAAGACCCACACCACACCATCACCGCCAGCAAGAAAGACCAGAATGCCGTGATCATCCCGACGCTGGTCGGCTGCGGTGGCAGAGCCGGCCAGAGTCGCCCGCGCGGCGGTGACGAGCCGCTGGCGACCGTCACGGCCAAGGCAGACGTCTGCACGGCTGCTGTCTTCGTCGCCCAGCACAACAACGACCGCCGCCGCATTGGCGGCGTGAACCCCGGCCGTGAGGCCTATAAGCCGATATCCACCGTCACGGCGACCGGCGCACAGCAGGGCGTAGTTTCGGCTTTCGTCTCTCGCCAATTCGGTCAGGGTGTGGGCCAGGGTATTGAAGAACCGTCGGCAACGATTACCGCCGGTGTCAACAAGTCGGCGCTCGTCGCGCCCCACCTGCACGCCTATTACAGTTCCGACCAGGACACGCCCGAGAACGAGCCCTTCCACACCATCACCACGAAACCGCGCTTCAGCCACGTCGAGGCGGCGATCAGCGCGCCGCCCTTTACCGAAGACCAGCACGAGCGCGCCCGCGAGGTTGCGGCCTTCCTTCGCTCCTATGGTTTCTGGGATGATCGCGAATTCGTCACCCTGACTGTCGGTGACGCCGAATTCGTCATCGTCGATATCGGCATGCGCATGCTGACGCCCCGCGAGCTGTATTCGGCTCAGGGCTTCCCGTCCGACTACAAGATCGACGCCGACGCGACTGGCCGGCCGTTCACCAAGAAGGTTCAGGTCTCTTGCGTCGGGAACTCGGTTTCGCCGCCGGTCGCGGCCGCCATCGTCGCCGCGAACTGCCATCACCTCGTCGAGTATCGCGAGGCGGCCGAATGAACGACATCGCCCTCCTCAACGAAGAAATCAAAGAGCTGGAAGCGGAGATCTTCCGGCTCCGCAATTCGATGAACCGCGCCGACAACGGCGTGAAGCAGCGCCGTCTGGCGATCCTGGGGCGCACCCTCGCGCGGCTGAGAAGCGAGCTCGCCGCTCTCGAACGCGGGAGGGCGAGCGCATGACGATCCAGATCATCAACGCCGACTGTATGACTGCCCTTGCCGATCTGCCCGACGAGAGCGTCGATTGCGTCCTGACCGATCCGCCCTACGGCGAAACTTCCCTTGAGTGGGATAAGTGGCCGACCGGCTGGCCGGCTCTTGTCCGCCGCGTTCTAAAGAAGACGGGTAGCATGTGGGTTTTCGGCTCGACCCGCATGTTCTTCGACCATGTTGAAGAGTTTCGCGGCTGGCGGCTCTCGCATGACATCGTATGGGAGAAGCACAACGGCACTGGCCTTTTCAACGACCGGTTCCGCCGTGTCCACGAACTGGCGTTGCACTTCTACCGTGACGATGCACAGTGGGCTGATGTCTACAAGCAGCCCCAGTTCACGAACGACGCTCGAGCCCGCGTTGTCCGCAAGAAGGGCCGACCTGCTCAGTGGATCGGCGCGACGGGCGAGACCGTCTACAGGTCAGAGGATGGCGGCCCGCGCCTGATGCGATCCGTCATGTTCTGCAGGTCGGAGCACGGCCGTGCGGTTCACCCGACGCAAAAGCCGGTCAGCATCGTCGAGCCGCTGCTTCTCTATGCATGCCCGCCAGGCGGGACGGTACTCGACCTGTTCGCCGGCAGTGGAACGACCGGTCTCGCGGCAAAAGTCCACGATCGGCGCGCCATCCTCATTGAAGGCAAGCCCGAGTTCGCCCGCCTTGCTGCCCAGCGTCTTGCCGACGACGTTCCACTATTCGCAGGGAGCGCGGCATGACCTCAGCGGATCATCTTCGACGGAACTTCCTCTCCGGGTATGGGCGTGACATCCGGTGCCTCTTCAGGAACGACATCTGGTCCCGGTTCCTCGATCGGACGTTCCGGAATGTCCGGCAGATCGTCTGGAGTCTCTTCCGGAGGAACTTCCAAGGGCTTCTTCGGATCGTTTGGGTCATTGGCCATATCGCTCTCCTCTACAGACGTGCAACCGGCGCAGGCCGTCGAATGTTCCGCGAGGTGGCGGCATGACCTCCCTATTCGAACGAGAGTCGGCCGCTTTGGCGCTGCGATGTGCCGGTCGCGAAGCCTCTGCGCTTAAACTTCCTGCCAATTTCCCATCGGAGATAGGCTTGGAGAAGCTCGTACAGCGCAATTCCGATGCCCAGGCCACAGACGACGACGATAAACGGAATCCACGCAGAAAATTGAGGCTTGATGAGCAGTGCCGTGGCGATCGCGATTGCGAGCCCGAGTGCTCCGCAGAATGCCGCCAGCGCACCATTGATTGCTTCGACGAGTACCCATTCGAGAAGCAAAAGCTGAGAACGCACAGCGGATGGATCGCGTTCTCCCGGAAGGTAGGCACATGCATCCTCGAAAGCCTGTTCATAGTCTTCGGCGGACAAGCTCATATCCAGTCTCTCGCTTTGGTGCGCAATTGGCGCGGAGGCCGCAGCGGCGACCTCCGGCCTGGCCCGGCCGCTTTACGGCGAAACGCGCCCGCCGCCGGAGCGCGAACGGATCATCCACGGCTGAACACCGGGAGACTTCACCAGAATGCCCTTCTTCTCCCCAAAGGAGCGGATGGCATCGCGTCCGACTTTTACAGGTTTGAGGCCGTCAAAGGCCATGTAGCAGGTCTTCAAGGTCGCATCGTGAATTATGTCACGATCGCGCTCAGGCCACTCTTCCAGAAAGTCGATGGCGTCTTCCAGACACGTTATCTCCCGGATCAGCTCTTTGCGTTCCTTCAGATATACGGGCCTATCAAATACCTTCGAGTTCATCTCTACCTCACTGAAAACGTTGGTGATCAACAAGGATGGCGTCGGAATCGGACGCCGGCCAACAATCTATTTTCGAGGTTTTCTGGTTTCAAGAATGTACCGGCCGCCAACGTCAAAAAATTTGGTGAGGTGGCGGCATGACCATCACCTTCCTCGAGGCCTACGCCCTTCATGGCCGGAACAGCATGGCGATCGCCGAGGCTTGCGGCATCGACGAGAGCGATGCGTACAATCTCATGGCTGCCCGCGCTGATCTTGATCATGGCGTCACGCCGGTAACCGCCGTTGGAAAACGTCGCAGCGCGCCGGCTTTGCTCCGTAGCGGCGGCGATACCGCGGCTCCTTCCCAGTCGAACGCGAGAGGGGAGTTTCAGTGAGCCGTTGGGTGCGCATCCAGGTCGATATCCACGAGCATAGCGTTTTCGCGCCGGAACCCTTCACTGAGCGCGAGGCCTGGCAATGGATGATTTGCCGGGCAGCGTGGAAGGAGACCGCTCACCGGGTCGGCGCTTCGGTCCACAAGGTGCCCGTGGGCAGCTTCTTTGCGACCGTCCGCGAGATGCAGGCGGTGTGGAAATGGACGTCCACGCGGCGCGTAGCGCATTTTCTCAACCTGCTTTCCGAGCAGAACATGATTGAAACACGCTCTGAAACAGGAAAGACGCTCGTAACCGTATGTAATTACAGCAGATATCAGAATGTTGAAACACCTTCTGAAACACCGCAAGAGCCAAATCCGAAACAAGAACGAAACACTAAAGACACCAGTTTACCAGAACACCAAGGTTCTCCTGGGCTGCTTAGCGAGCGCGAGGATTGCGATCTCGATCCTACCACCCTCGAAAGCAAATTGCGGGATGCTGCCGGCGAGAAGATGCAGCCGCATGGCGGGTTCGTTGTCGGCCCGGTGATGGAGCTCGTCCGAGCCGGCGCCGATATCGACCTCGACGTCCTGCCCGCCATCCGCGCCGTCGCCGCCCGCCTAAATCGGCCGGCCCGATCCTGGGATTACTTCGTCCCGGCCATTCAGGACGCGATGGATAGGCGCAAAGCCGCTGCGACCTGGGAGCACCGAGCTCAAGCGCCGCCGGGGACGAAGCCGCCCAGCGCGGCAATGCAGCGCCACGAGCGCATCCGCCAGAACCTCAAACGCGAAATCTACGGTGATGAAAATGCAGACGATGCCGGTCATGTCATCGACCTTACAGAGCGAGATTACCGCCCTCACTGAAAAGCTGTCCCCGTCCGGCGCCGACGAGGTGGCGAAGTGCATCAACGCCCTGCTCGATGCCGGCCTCATGATCCCATCGGCGGTGAGCGAGAACGACGCGATCGACCTCTACCGCGAGGCGCTGTCAGCAACGCCGATCGACGGCCTGCGCAAGGCGTTCATCAAGCTCAAGCGCGGCGGCTACTCGAAGTATCTGGCGTTCCTGCCGAACCCGTCGGAACTGGCCGCTCTGGCCAATGGTGAGGCCCAAAGCCTTCGCGACGACCGCGCCCGCATATCCGAGCGGGCCAGGATGGTTCGCGAAAACGCGCAGATGAACATCAGGTCGGGGAAGTATGCCCTGCTGAAGAACCTCGGCGACGACGCGCGCCGGAAAGCCGAGCAGCTTTCGCTCGACGGCTGGTGTCTCTTCGAAACCTGCCCGTCTCAAGAGGCATGGGTGGGCCGCGTCAAGAAGGGCCTGCCGGTTGGTGCGATCTTCCTCTACGCCATCGGTGAAATTTGGGCGCCGCCGGCCGCCACCATGGCGGGGAGAGCGGCGGCATGAGCATCCAGGTGTCAGCCAAGACTTTTACGAGCTCGGCCGCGCTTCTGGCCGACCACGCTGCGGTGCGGCGCCGGCTGTTTGGCCGGGCGCCGGTCAGCCCTGTAGGTCCCGAGCCGGTGGACGCGGAACATCTGATCACCGTTCGCCGCCGGCTGCCGGCGGTGAACCTGCATTTTCACGATGCACATGTCAGGGCTTTCCGCCGGTGGCAGATGATCGCCGCAAACGGCCCCTGCACGGCGCATATCCTGAAGCGCTGCGCATCGAAGTAACGCAGCGGAATATGAGGAGCACCACCATGGCAAGCAACTGGTACGCGGTACGCGCAAAGCCCGGCACTCAACGGATGGCACGTCCGCTCCCGATCCCGGCTAACATCACCGAAAAGGAAAGGATCGAGGCCGATCGCCGCAAGGGCGAGAGCATCCTTGAGCGCCAGCTGCGCCAAGAAGGCATTGACGTGTACATGCCGTCCTTCTGGATTCGAACTAAGCACCACCGGACGAACAAGCTAATTGAGCGGCGGCTACCATTCCTGGTCGGCTACGCCTTCGTCCACCTCCCTGATTTCGAGTTCGAGCGGGTGAGGGGTGTTGAGGCGGTCATGTGCATGCTCGCGCCGACGCGAAACGCCGGCCCTGTTCAGTTCCCCCAGAATATGATTGCGCAGTTCATGGTTGACGAGTTCGAGACCGAGCAGGCGCAGCGCCTTCAGGAATGGTCCGACATCGAGCGGAAACGCTTCAACAAGGCGAACAACCTCCGTGGACAGTTGAAGAAGGCGCTCCCGAAGGGTCGGCATCCGAAAACCTCCCTGCGAGAGTACGCCGATCAGGTCCTCGAACGCCTCGGTGAGGTCATGCGTGCACGCGTTCTGGTAATTACTGCACAGCTTGATGCACTCGAAGCCGCAGAGACTCTTGAAGAAATAGAGAAAGTCGCTTAGAATCACTGAAATCTTTGGTGATTTGTGGCTGTTCTGATCGCGGACCTCGATTAACGAGGGAATACACGCCGGGCCACGGGGCGGATTTCACCGCGCCCCGTTTGGAGAATATTGCCAAAATTCCCGCCAGCTTGCATGAATTTGCCTTGGCCATGGAACCCTTGCCTGCCTTCCAGATTTCCCTCCCGCATTTCATCTTGCAAAGGAGAGACATCATGAAATCGCTGGCTGATATATTCGAGCACACGCTTCAGGACGTCTACTACGCCGAGAACGCGATTACGAAGGCTCTGCCCAAAGTCGCAAAGGCGGCGAAGAGCGCAGAGCTGAAAAAGGCGGCTGAGGATCACCTTGCGGAAACGAAGGACCAGATCAAGAAGCTCGAGCAGGTCTTCAAGTCGATCGGCAAGAAGGCGTCCGGGGAAAAGTGTGACGCCATCGAAGGGCTGATCAAGGAAGCTGACGGCCTCATGGAGGAGGCGGAAGGCACCGCACTCGACGCTGGCCTTCTCGCAGCTTGTCAGGCGGTCGAGCATTACGAGATCGCCCGTTACGGTTCGCTTCGTGAATGGGCGAAGGATCTCGGCCACGATGAGGCGCATAAGATCCTGAGCGAAATCCTCGACCAGGAGAAGGCGACCAACAACAAGTTGACGAACCTCGCCGTGACGGCGATCAACAAGACGACGGCGGTCAAGAAGGCAGCCTGACCCATTCTAGGGGAAGCCGCTGCGCCCCGCCCATGGATCCCGAAGCGGGATTTCCCGTTTCGCCAGCGGCCAAGCCGGGAGGGTAGCCCGGCATTTCACGTGAGAGGCGAGGTGTTTGCGCTGCGTCCGCGCGCCGCACAAACGAAATCGACCGTGCGGCCAACTGTTGAAAGGTCTGTCACCGGCGTTTCCGGAAACGTGATCCAGAACTCGTCTTCAATTAGCATCATGATCTGGGTGACTTCGAGGGAATCTGCCCCCAGGTCGCCCATATAGGACGCATCGGAATCGAGTTCTTCTTTTGGGATGTTGAGCTGCGCCGCGACGATTTTCTTTACCCTGAAGGCAACATCAGCTCTGCTTACTTCGGTAAACATGGGAATTTCCTTGATCGATAACGTGGTTTGAGGCGCGCTCGTCGAGCGCGCTGCGCATTCTCGATAGGATCTGCGGATAGGTCCGCTAGGAGCCCCGCCTTCATCGTCCCAGATGTCAATGCCGGCGTTCCGATCCTGATGCAAGGCAGCCTTGGAAAGCGGATAGTTTTCCGCGCCGATTGTCGCGCGCTTTATGAGACGAACGATCTTCCTCGCTTCGTCGTTCTCAGGGCCTACTCCTCCGACAAGTTTTTCGGTCTTGTAATTGGCATCGCTGAGAACCTGGCGCAGCACGGTCCTTGTCACTTTCGCCTTTGTCCGCGGCGCTCTGAAGGTGAGGATTACCATATCAAGCCCCCCGTCAGCACATAGAGTGTCGCGAAGAGACAGGCAGCCGCAAATGCATGCGCCACCGCGGTTGTGACGAAGTATCTGTCGCGGATAGAGTGTAGCAGGGAAGACATATAGTCCTCCTCTCGTTTGGGGCCAGGGTAGCAAGCCCTCAAACAGCAGCGCCCGTTTCGATGGCTGCTGGAAAATCGATGATGCGCTTATGCCGATGACTTAGCAACAAATCAAATAAGGTCATTTGACGTTCGCCGCTCGGAGCCGGTTATCAATCGCTCTCGATTTTCGTCGGCGGCGCCGAGCTCATCTCGCCAGGTGACCAGAACGTCAGATAGGCGCCTGCGAACACCATCCCTATAGCGAATATCGCAATCACGAACCAGAACATCCCGGCTTTGGCCTTTTGATCTGTGTCTCTCATGCGGAGGCAACTGGTTGGGGTCGCAATGGTTCCGCGCGTTCATTGTCTCGACCCTCCACCCCAGCAGAAAGGAACCAGCATGCGCATGATCCGAAGTCTTGTCTGTGCCGGCCTCGCCCTCGCGGCCATGGCCCTCACAATGTCGGCGCCCGCGGTGGCGGCCACGCCCACCGACCCCGGTATCTACGAAGCCGTCAAGGCATCGATCGACGCTCCGGTCATCCTCCAGGTTCACGAAGACGCCGTCGCGCTGACCTGCGAAGCCCCGGCCGCCATGTTGAGCCGCGCCGACGGGCGAAGTTCGTTCCCGGGCGAAACGATGAACGTTGCCGATACCAACGGTGCCCGTCTTCACTTCGTCGAGGTGCGAAGGCGTTGCTGATCCCGCATGCCTGAAACGAGAGCCGGGCTTCGGCCCGGCTTCTCAAAACCAATGCCACGCGATCCAGAAGCAGGCGTAGGCAATCACCCCGATCACGAAGAGCCAAGCGATCTGTCGAGCGGCCATGAACGCCTCCTTCGGTTTGAACGACTGTTACCGGAACGCAACCATAGATGATAGGTTCAGATGCTTCCCTCTGTATCCTCGGTGAAGGGTAGAGGCAGGTCTTCAGTAGGTTTCGAGTTCTTCCTTGGTTTCGTAGCCACATTTATGGCAGCGCCAAGTGATGAAAGCCCCAACGGCCAATCCGCCCGCCTCCCATCCCGGCGAGCCATTCTGTTTCAATGCGCTGTTATGCCCAAAACGCTTGGTGACCATCTCCATCTCGCCATGTCCTTTTGGGCAACTCCGATCGCTCATCAAATCCTCCCAAGGTTAGCCCATGCCAGTCCTGAAAAACGCCCGGCATGAGAAGTTCTCGCAACGCCTATCCGAAAGCAAGCCATGATTGAGCGCCCTCAACCACCGGAAAGCCTGTTCGGACTAGACGGCGCGCCATTCACGCCGGCGCTCGACATGCCGGAGTGGGTGCAGGTCGCATTTCTGGATGAAGCCTCACCGATCGCCAATCCCGAGCATGCCCATCTGGCCGACGCTCATATCGGCTATCTCTGGGCCGCGGTTGAAAACACCCGCAAGGGCAAGCGCGTCATCGGCCAATGCGAGACCGGCACCCCGCAGGGTGCAATGGGCAAGTGGGCAAAGGCTCGCGTCGAGCAGCAGATCACGGAATGGTTCGGCTCAGTGCCGGATTTCATCATCACGCTCGATGCCCATTACTGCGCCCAGTGTGGTGATGCCGAGTTCATGGCGCTGGTTGAGCACGAGCTCTACCACGCCGCCCAGGATGTCGATTCCTTCGGCGCCCCGAAATTCAACAGCCAGACTGGTCGCCCGGTCTTCACCATTCGCGGACACGACGTAGAGCAGTTCATCGGTGTCGTCCGTCGCTATGGGGCAGATGCTGCCGGTGTTCGCGAGCTTGTAGACGCCGCCAGCCGGCCGCCAGAAATTGCCCGCGCTCATATCGAGCACGCATGTGGGACCTGCAATCTCCGTGTCGCCTGACCTTGAAGGCACCTTGATAGAACGATGGTTAAACCGAAACTCACCCGCGAGCAGCAAACCTACGTGGTTCAAGCGCTCGCCTGCTTCGATACGCCGTCTGTCGTCGTCGCCTCGGTCAAGAAGGATTTCGGCGTCACGCTGAGCCCGCAGCTCGTCGAGACATATGATCCGACGAAGAAAGCGGGCCGCAATGTCGCCGCGCGCTGGAAGGCGCTGTTCGAAGAAACCCGCAAGACCTTCCTTGAGGACACGGCATCGATCGCTATCAGCCATCGCGCCGTCCGGCTCCGCGCTCTTCAGCGCATGGCCGACAAGGCAGAGGGGCAGGGCAACATGGTGCTGGCATCCTCACTTCTCAAGCAGGCAGCCGAGGAAGTCGGTGGAAGCTATACGAACCGGCGCGAGCTGACAGGGAAGGACGGGAAGGATCTACCGGTTCCGGTGTCACCGGTGACGATCTTCCAGTTGCCCGATAATGGCAGGGGATGAGAAGGGCGCGGCAGCCCAGACGATAATCAGGCCGCAAGCCGGGCCCCAGACGCTTTTCCTCGGTTCATCTGCCGATATCGCCATCTACGGCGGCTCGGCCGGCGGCGGCAAGACGTGGGCACTCCTGATGGAGCCGCTGCGCCATATCGCCAACTCGCAATTCGGCGCGGTGTTCTTCCGCCGTACGCTTGTGCAGGTTCGAAACGAAGGCGGCCTTTGGGATGAGAGCGAAAAGCTCTATCCCTGCCTCAATGCCAAGCCGCGCGTCGCCCCCGATCTGTCATGGACGTTCCCGTCCGGCGCGTCGGTGAGCTTTGCCCACCTCGAGCACGACAAGACGGTCTCGAACTGGCAGGGCTCGCAAATCCCGCTCATCTGCTTCGATGAGTTGACGCATTTCACCCAGAAGCAATTCTGGTATCTGCTGTCGCGCAACCGCTCCATGTGCGGTGTCCGGCCTTATGTCAGGGCGACGTGCAACCCGGACGCCGATAGCTGGGTGGCCGATTTCATCGCCTGGTGGATCAACCAGGAAACTGGCCTGCCGATACCGGAGCGCGCCGGCAAGCTGCGCTGGTTCGTCCGCATCGGCGACAAGATCATCTGGGGCGATACGCCGGCGGACCTCGCCGAGTACACCGCGCCAGACGAAAACGGCGAGCAAAGGCCGATCGAGCCCAAGTCGGTGACATTCGTCCCGGCCAAGCTTACCGACAACAAAGCGCTGATGGCGGCCGATCCCGGCTACCTCGCGAACCTGATGGCGCTGCCGACGGTCGAACGCGAGCGGCTTCTCGGCGGCAATTGGAAAATCCGGCCCGCTGCGGGGCTCCTATTCCAGCGTGGTTGGTGCCAGGTCGTGGATGCTGTCCCGGCGAACGTCATCCAATGGTGCCGAGGATGGGACTTGGCATCGACCCCGAAGATTGAAGGTAACGACCCCGACGCCACCGCCGGCACCAAGATCGGTAAACTATCGGATGGTCGCTACATCGTCGCGCATCATGTGAGCGATTGGCTCTCACCGAAGGGCGTTGAGACGTTGATCAAGAATACGGCGTCGGCTGACGGCCGTGGGGTTGGCATTTCGCTTCCTCAGGATCCGGGGCAGGCCGGCAAGTCACAGGTTCAAAGTCTAGTTTCGATGCTCGCCGGCCACGATGCGCGTGCCACACCGGAATCTGGCGACAAGGTAACGCGGTTCTCGCCGTTCTCCGCACAGGCGGAAGCTGGAAACGTTCTGGTGCTCCGAGGTCCATGGAACGCCGCATGGTTCTCGGCGCTTGAGGGGTTCCCAGAGGCCGCGCATGACGACGACGCAGACAGTACAAGCCGGGCCTTCAATGCGCTCCTGACGCCCGCACCAAGCACGACGACATCGTCAGTTACGGGGCTTTATTAATGCATGACGTGAAGACGAAGCACCCGGACCTGACGCCAGAGCGACTGGCCGACTGGTGCCTGATGCGCCACACGATGCAGGGCCAACGCGCTGTGAAGCGCGAGGGTGTGAGCTACCTACCGATGCCTTCCGGCTTCAAGGGGATGCCTGACGGCGGGCAGGAAGCGTACGAGAAGGCGTATAAGCTGCGCGCCATCGTACCGGAGCTTCTAGCCCCGTCGGTTGCGGCGATGATCGGCATCATTCATGGCAAGGAAACGCAGATCGATATTCCCGACGGCCTATCCGCCATCTGGGAGAACGCTGACGGCGAAGGGATGAGCCTTGAAGCCTACCACCGCCGCATCACGCGCTATTTGCTCTGGCTCGGCCGATATGGTGTTCTGACGACAGCCCCAGCGGAAGGCGGGGAGCCTTTCCTTGCCGGTTATGCTGGTGACAGCATCATCAATTGGGACCGCGATTTCTTCGTTATGGACGAAAGCGGGAAGCGCCGTGAAGGCTTCGAGTGGAAGGATAATCCGAAGTTTCGCGTACTTGAGCTGGTGAACGGCCTCTACGTCTCGACGGTCTACGAGGGTGAAAGCCTCGATACGATCACGAAATCCGAACCTGTCGCTTTAGGCGATGGCCGGCTCAATTTCGTGCCGTTCTATGTCGGCAACGCGCGCGACGTCGTTCCAGCGGTCGAAACGCCGCCTCTGATCGGTATAGCGAATGCCATCATCAACTCCTACCAGCTTTCCGCCGACTGGCGCTGGCAGCTCTTCATGAGCGGGCAGGAGACGCTTGTGGCGATCAACGGGGAAGCCCCTAAGACCGTTGGCGCCGGTGTCGTCCATCAGATGATGGGCAACGACACCATGACGCCAGACCTGAAGTACGTCTCGCCGACATGCTCCGGCATCGAGGCCCACGAGGCAGCGATCGAGAAACAGAAGGAAGCCGCCGTTATGGCCGGCGCCAGGATGTTCGAGCAGGAGAAGTCGTCGCAGGAGAGCGGCGAGGCCCGGAAGCTCCGATTTGCCAGCGAGACGGCCAACCTCATGAGTGTGTCCCAGGTCTCTGCCGCACTGCTCGAGCGGGGATTAAAGGCGGCGGCCCGAATGAAAGGGCTTGATGAAAAGGACATCGTTGTCCCGCCCAAGGACCTGCTCGATAGCACCATGTCGCCGGCGGACTTCGCGGCGCTTTTCAGCGTCTACAGCCAGAATGGCATGTCCTGGGAGACTTTCTATGAGCGCGGTCAGGCTGGCGGAATATTCTCGCCCGAACGGGACGCGGAAGAGGAATACGCCCTCATCAATCCTGAGGGCGCAGAGGACGAGAACGCCGCGGCGCTCGTGTAACCCCGGCCGGAATCCGGTCAAAACAACCACCAGCAGGAGATAAGGCCAATGGCCCTGAAACTCGTTGTGGACTCGCTCGACAATGTCGACGAGGCCCTGAAGTCCCTCTACGTCGAACACTCGGATGGCAAGTTCCATCTGGACACGGACGCCGATAGCGTTCGCGGCCACCGCGACGTGCTGCCTCTCGCCAACGCCTACGACCGGACGAAGGCCGATCTCGCCACCGCCAAGAATGATCTGGCTGACGCGAAGAAAAAGGCTGCCCCGGAAGATTTCGACCCGGAGACGTGGAAAAAGCTCAAGGACGGCAAGACCGATGACGCGGCGCACCAGCGCCAGCTTGTCGAGCTTCGCAAGACCCTCGAAGCCGAGCGCGACGCCTGGAAGGGCAAGTTTGAAGGCGAAGTCACGAAGGGCAAGAAGGCCGCGGTCAACGCTGCGCTCACGGATGCTCTCTCCGCCTCCGGCATCACCAACGCCGCCTTTGTTAAGGCCGCCCGCGCTCTTCTGGAACCGCGTGTAGCGATGGATTCGGACGAAGCCTCCATGGATATCGGCCTCGGCCCCATGACCATCGCCGAGGCTGTGAAGCGCTGGGCTGCCGGCGATGAGGGCAAATCATTCGTCGCGCCGGCCAAGGGCGATAATGCCAAGGGCAATGAGCACGGCCACCAGCAGCAACAGGTAAAGGGCGACTTTGGCGGTGATGCCAAGGCCCGGGCTGCCGCAATCTCGGCGAAGTTCCCCGAACTCAGCGGCGGCGCCTGACCGCTTCTGACCACACGCGCCGCCTGGCGTTATCTCCCGTGATCTCAACGAGGTGACGGGCATCTGGGCAATGCCCGCAACCAACCCCTCCCATCACGGAACACTGAAAGGATCCGACCATGTCTCTTTCGCAGATGCAGGTCTTCAATAAGTATTTCATGCCCGCCACCATCGAGACGCTTGCGCAGATGGTCGACAAGTTCAACGCGGCATCCGGCGGCGCGATCCGCCTGACCACGGAAGGCTTCGAAGGCGACTTCCTCCAGGAATCGTTCTACGCTGCCATCCATTCGGCTCAGCGCCGCGTTGATCGCTATGCCGCCCAGGCCGCGGCCTCCGCAACCGACCTGACCCAGCTCAAGCACTCCTCGGTCAAGGTGGCCGGCGGCTTCGGCCCCGTTCGCTACGAGCCGTCGCAGATGACCTGGCTGGACAAGCCGACCGCCGAAGGCGTCGAGGTCGCCTCGCGGAACTTCGCTGAGGCACTCCTTCGCGATCAGCTCAACAGCGCAATCGCCGCTCTGGTCGCCGCAATCAGCAATCAGGCATCGGCGACCAACGACGTCTCTGCCACGGCCGGCGTCAGCTACATCACCATGAACGACGCCCACGCGAAGTTCGGTGACCACTCCGGCAACCTCATCACGCAGGTAATGAACGGCACGGCCTACCACAAGCTGATCGGCCTCAACCTCGCCAACGCACAGACCTTGTTCCAGGCCGCCAATGTTCGTGTCGTGGATATCCTCGGCAAGATGGTCGTCGTGACCGACGCGCCCGCCCTGTACGAGGCCGGCACGCCGAACAAACTCAAGGTGCTGTCTCTAGTGGCCAATGCCGCGACCGTCTCGGACAGCCGGGACATCATCTCGAACATCGAGACGAAGAACGGTCAGACCCGCATCGAGACGACGCTGCAGGTGGACTACACGTTCGGCCTCGGGCTGAAGGGCTACACCTGGGATGAGGGCAACGGCGGTAAGTCCCCGACCGATGCGGAACTCGCCACCGGTTCCAATTGGGACAAGGTCGCCACCGACATCAAGCACACCGCCGGCGTCATCACCATCGGCGACGTCACGAAGTAACTGGCAGGGGCGGGCGCTGGCTCGCCCCCCTTCCTCCCTTGGAGCGAATCCTATGACGAACGAACGAAAGATCGCCTACGAACCGCATCCGGTTTCGCCGGGCAGGAAGGCAGAACTGCGGGCCTCTGGTTATAAGATCATCGATGCACGTTTCGATCCGAACGGCCACTCGGTATCCGCGGCCGTGATGGCGGCCAACGGCCTCGGCGCGGACAGCGGTGATCAGTTCTCCGATGAGCAGCTTCGCGCCGCAATCGAAGCGGCGACCGGCAAAGCGCCGCACCATAAGCTCGGCCGCGAAAAGCTTATTGAGCAGTTCAACAAGATCAACGCTGACCGCAAGGTGCGGCAGGACGAGGAGGCATCGAACGGCCTGACCCGTCGAGAGATCGAAGCTGACCTGACTGCGATGCACGTCGACTTCGATCCGCGCGACCCGCTGGAAGATCTCGCGGCCCTGCGTGACCTTCACCGTGAGCAGCGCCAGTGAGCAACGTCGTCAGCCTCGGAAAGCGTGAGCCTCTTGTGTGGATGTGTGCTTCCTGCGGCTGTACCACATTCAGGCTCTACGAAGGCGGGATGACGGAATGCGCTTCCTGCGAGGTGCAGGGTGCCGACAATGGGGAATGGATCAACGAATTGCCTGAGCCAACAGGGCCGATCAAAGACGTTCTGCCGGATAGCAAGGTGATTTCGTTCGGGGACGCCTCTCCATCGGTCGCGCTGCGCTCAATGCTCAAAAGGGTGGACGCCGACAATCTCGTCGCAATCATCGCGTTCGAATCGAACGGCCGTGTTCGAACATGGGGCGGCATCGATACTCTGGAGCGTGTCGAGTGGCTGGACCGGCGGCTTTCTGAAGCCCGCGAGTTGCTGACCATGCTGGCACCCAAGGATGGGGTCTAATCGATGGCCGATTGTTACGGTTCCCTTGCATCTGCGCTTGCCTACCACGAAGCACGCGGAAATGCAGCGTGGACCGCCGCAGGCGTTGACGATACCACGCGTGAGGCGGCTCTTCTCCGCTCTTCCGAATGGTTGGATGGTGTCTACCGCAGCCGCTGGCCGGGCCAGAGAACCGGAGGGCGCTCGCAGGCCCGAGATTGGCCCCGCATTGATGCCTTCGACGCTGAGGGCAATGCAATCGCTTCGGATGAGGTGCCGCAGGAGGTGGAGCATGCCGCCTATGCCGCTGCTCTCCGCGAACTGGCGAAGCCCGGTAGCCTGTCGCCTGATATCGTGATCGGACAGGCGAAGGTGCTCACCGCCGTCAAGGGCATTGTCTGGACGCCATTGCGATCCTTCGCCACGACGGAGGACATGGCGCCGACGCTGACGGAAGTGGAGCGCGCTCTGTCAGGCTTAGTAGGCGCACGCGGCGCAACTCAGTTCCTCGTGAGGGCGTGATGGCCGAAGATTGGGCCGCCATCGCCGCCGAGATAGACGAGGCAATCCGCTCCGTCGGCGACCTCTCCCAGCCGAACGGTTATCCTGTGACGCTGCGCATCCCTGGTGCGACCACAGGCCCGATCTATGATCCGGTCGAAGGACCGCCGGTCTACAAGACCCTCCATTGCGTTGAGGGTTATCAAGAGATCCGAGACCAGGCCGGTACGCTGATCGGGCAGACCAAGCATTCCCTTACTGTGTCGGCGAAACCTGACGTCGTACCGCTAAAGAGCTATCGCGTTGCGCTCGGCATCACCGGTGATGAGGCCAGCGAGGCGAGCCAGTGGATTGAGATCGCGGAGGTTCGGCCTCTCTCTCCGGCCGGCGTGGCGGTACTCTACGACATCGACCTGGTGGATTGATGACCTTCGACGAGCTTCTGTCGACCTTCGAGCCCAAGCTCGCCGCGGCCTTTCGGGAAGCGATCGAGAGCATCAAGTCGACGATTGTCCTGAAGGTTGTTGTCGAGCGCCTGGAGCGTGGCGACGTCGAGGGCGCCATAGCAGCGATGCAATTGGATGCCGAGGCATTCGCCTCGCTGGAAATCGCCTTTGCCGAGGCCTACAACGCCGGCGGCATTAACGAAGTTGCCAATCTGCCGAAGCTGAAGGATCCATCCGGCGGGCGCGTTGTGTTTCGCTTCGGCGTGAGAAACCCCGAAGCAGAGCGATTCCTGCGCGAGCATTCTGCCCAGATGGTCACCCGGATCGTCGAAGACCAACTCGTCGCGGTTCGTGCCGCTCTTGTCGAGGGACTGACGCGCGGCAAGAATCCGACCGCTACGGCGCTCGATGTCATCGGCCGCATGTCGAACGTGACCCGACGCAGGGAAGGCGGGATCATCGGGCTGACAAGTCCGCAGGAGCGTTTCATCGCTACGGCGCGCGCAGAGCTCCTGTCTGGAGACCCGGCACAAATGCGCCACTATCTGACGCGAGAGCGGCGAGACAAGCGTTTCGACCGGACCGTGGCCGCTGCAATCAAGGCCGGCAAGCCGGTGGCGCTCGACGACGTTGCGCGCATGGTGGGCCGCTATTCGGATCGAATGTTGCAGTTGCGCGGCGAAATGCTGGCCCGGACAGAAACCATGATCGCGCTCGCCACGGCGCGAGACCATGCCATCCGCCAGCAGATCGACGCCGGCAAGCTCGTTGAAGGCGACGTGAAGAAGAAATGGCGAACCGCTAGCGACAGCCGCGTGCGCCACACCCATCGCATCCTGAACGGGCAGGCGGTGGAGATGAACGGCACGTTCGTCGGCCCGTCTGGAGCGACCCTTCGATATCCGGGCGACCCGGAAGCCCCGGTTTCAGAGATCATCGGTTGCCGGTGCTTCCTGCAATACAAGGTCGACTATCTGGCGTCGGTTGTCCGTCGCTTCCGTGCTGAGGCGGTCTGATGGCAAAACTCTCCTTTTCCGCCGCGGTTGCGAATTGGGTGGAAAAGGTCGAAGGCGCCACTGAGGCGGTCTTCAAAGAGGCCAGCCAGGCTATCGTCGAGGAGATGCAGACGCCGACAGGCGAGGGCGGCCGGATGCGGATCGATACTGGCTTTCTCCGCGCATCGCTCATGGCGTCCACCAGCGCAATGCCGCCGATTGTCAAGGGCAAGAAGCCGGCGGACGGCAAGGCCTACGATTTCGATTTCGGTCCGATCGAGGCCGTCATAGCGGGCGCGGACATCGGCGACACGCTCTATTTCGGCTACACGGCGGAGTATGCGGGCTTCCGAGAGTATGGCGCCAACGGCCAAGCCGGAGACGGCTTCGTGCGCCTGGCTGCCCAGCGTTGGCCGGCTACGGTCGATCGAGTGGCGAAGGATCTGAAATCTCGCCTTGGTCTTTGAGACCTTCGGCTTTGACCATCAACGACATTTGCAGCGTGAAGAGCGCCCTTCGGGCAGCGAGGATCACGTTGTTGCCGAAGTCGGTTTCTCCGCGCTGGTTCATGAACAGCAGCCACGCCTCATGAAGTTTGGCGTGCACGTCCTCGTCGGTGAGCGGCGGCTTTTCGGGCATGAAGGGTTTGATACATGGCGACTGGCACCGATGCAATCATCCTCGGCGCGCTGCTAGACCATCTCTCTGGGCTGATTTTTTCACCGGCGCTGATCGTCGCCCTACCGGGCATCGCATTCCCACCCGCGGGACAACAGAAGCCGGACAGCTACCTCCAGGTCTCGTTCCTGCCGAACCGGACCGAGACGCTTTCGGTCGGCAAGGGCCGGCAGATGCATCAGGGCATCTTGCAGGTGTCCGTCTACTGGAAGGTCGGAGTCGGGCACGTGAAGCCGCTCGATGCTGCCGACAGTATCGTCCGGCACTTCGCCAAGGGCACATGCCTCGTGTCGAACGGCGTGAAAGTCAAGGTTGACCGCAAACCATGGGTGTCCGGGCCGCTGCAGGAGCCGGACCGCGTCCAGTTTCCCGTCACCATCCCATATCGCTCCTTCAACGCGTGAGGACATCATGAGCAAGCAGATTGTTTACGCCCGCGGGCCGGTTGCCAACGCGGAGGGCAGGACCGTGCTCAACCCGCGTTTTTTCGACAAGCCGGTAGAGGGCGCTACCAAGGTTTTCATCGACGGCGCCTTCCCGAAAATCGCCAGAGCCTACGAGGCTGCCGGCGTCCCGGTCACAAGCATCGCCGATATGCGTGCGTTGCCCAGCAAGACCAAGGCCAAAGAACCCACCGATCCGGCGCCGCCGGCTACACCGCCCGCTGAGGGCTCTTCTTCGAACAGCCATTAAGGAGAACCCCACATGGCAATTACCACAGCATCTGAAAGCAAGGTCTTCATCTGCTCCACGCCCTGGACTTCCGCACTTGAGGACGCCACTGACTACGCGGCCTTGACGTGGATCGAGATCGGCGAAGTTGAAGACATGGGCGAATTCGGAGACGAAAGCTCGGACGTCACCTTCGCCTCTGTCGGCGACGGTCGCACCCGTCACCTCAAGGGCGTACGCGATGCCGGGACGCTCGCGCTGGTCTGCGGTCGCGATCCGCTCGACGCCGGCCAGGTTGCCCTCAAGGCGGCGGAAAAGACGAAGTTCTCGTATCCGATCAAGGTTCAGGCGGCCGACGCTATCAGCGCGGATTATTCGGACTCCGTCTACTATTTCGGCGCCAAGGTCATGAGCGCGCGCGATAACTACGGCAGCGTGGACAACGTCGTTCGGACGAACTTCTCGCTCGGCATCGACACCGAGATCATCGAAGTCCCGTCCGAAGACACCACGCCCTGACGGCAATCCGGCCCTACATCCGGTTCACCAAAGCCACGTGGCATAGCCGCGGGGGATGATTGTAGGCGTTCCCCGCGGCGTCCTACCTACAAAGGAAGACGAAATGGATCTCGCAAGTTTCGACACCGTCAAGAGCGCCGGCGAAGGTGCTGTTATGGAAGTGCTTCACCCCGCCGATGGCACGGTGCTCAAGGATGACAATGGTCAGCCGATCACCATCACCCTCATGGGCGCCGATTCCGAAAAGGCGAAGAGGCGCCAGCGGGCGGAAATCAACAAGCGGCTCAAGAGCGGTCGCAATACCAAGATCACCGCTGAGGAGATGGAGGAGAACGGCGTCAACCTGCTCGCCCTTTGCACTCTCTCGTGGTCCGGCATCAAGCTCGACGGCCATCTCCTCGAATGCAACGCGGAAAATGCCGCGATGATCTATCAGCGCATGCCCTGGCTGCGTGAACAGGTCGACACCTTCGTTGGTGACCGCGGAAATTTCCTGAAGGCGTAATCGAAGATATTACCCAAGAGCTATGCATTTTCGGCCAGGCGACGCCGCACCAACGGCACAATAGGCCGGAGATTGCACTCCCTCGTGAGGCGGAGCACATCTGGGAATGGTTCATCGAACTGGACCGTGCTCGCCAAGTCGGAATGATGGCGAACCCCATCCCATTCGCTGAAATCCAAGCCTTCGCGGCGCTCAACGGTGTCGTGATGCTGCCTTGGGAGGTGAGGGCTCTTCGCAGTCTCGATTACGCCTTGCTATCGGCTCGCAACCCCCCGGCGGGTAAGGGCAAAAAGGGCACTGAGGAGCGCGATCCCGACGTCGTCGTCAGCGTCAAGGACGGTCAGGGGATATCTTCGCTGATGAAGGGGCTAGGGGCAAAGCCAACAAAAAGATAACACGGGTTCCCCGTCGCCGCGCGGAATGTGGCGAAAATAGGACTCGCGTTCTTCTTCAAGGCTTGCTTGTATGCAACCCTTAATGGAGGGGGGCATGGAGCGAACAATCTTGATCATTGCCAGTGTAGCTTTGCTGGCCTCGTGCGCATCGAAATCAGCCGACATCGCCGCGGCATACGTGTCTCCGACGCTTTACCAGAATCTGACCTGCGAACAGTTGGCCCTTGAAGCACAGACTGTCTCGTCGCGAGCAATCGCCGCGAGCGGGGCGCAAGACAAGAAGGCCGGACAGGATCAAGCCGCCATGGCGGTTGGTCTCGTGCTCTTCTGGCCGGCCATGTTCCTCACAAAAGGGGATGGTGCCCAGGCAGCCGAGGTTTCACGGTTGAAGGGTGAGATGCAGGCGATTGAGGATGCATCCCGTCGGAAGGGGTGTGACATCACGTTCCAGAGGCCAGCAGAGAAGGCGAAAGCATAGGTGAGGAGGACAATCGTGAAGCCAATGATCCTCATAGTTGCGTCTCTGTTTGTGGTCGGAGCCTCCCCATTGGCCGCGGATGACCGACTACGTTACAAGCTGAACGATGCGCGAACGAAAGTCGTCGCCTTAACCGGGCTAGGTTCTGGCGATCCATGCCTGCCGGACAAGACTTCCGGGAAAGTCGTGTCGATGCAGTATACTGACAATGGTATCGTATTAGAGGCGTTCGCACTTGAGGGAAAAGACGGTAGCCGCGAGTTGGTGAATGTTGATGTCGAGAGTATCAGATCGGCCGATATGGTTACGATTGGCTGGGTAAAGAGGGGCCTTGAGCAGTTTATTCGCAAAGGTAAGCGAATTTCAGTAGGCGTGCTCCGGTGTGGCGCGGCTGGTCGTTTTACTGTGCTGGACTCTATTGGATTGAACTGA